ACTCATGCTTTATCACGTCACCAAAGAAGATTTTCAACTTGTTGCAGGTCAACAAGTTTACACTATTGGTAATGGCGGCAATTTTAATACGTCCAGGCCCATAGCTATCGAACAAGCCACAATAAAAATAACCAATACAGATTGGCCTATTGTATCACTTGCATACGATGACTGGTCAGCCGTAAGGTTAAAGTCACTTGTTGCCAATTACGCGCAATACCTGTATTTAGACAATACTTACCCGCTTGGCAATGTGTATTTCTATCCTGTTCCTACACTTACCGCTGGCGTTGTTCCACCAATAACGCTTTACATGCGGAAGCCGTTAGACAATTTCGACAGAATAAACCAAGAATTAAACCTTCCGAAAGGCTATGCAAGAGCGCTCAAATATAACCTTGCTGTTGAGCTAGCTCCAGAGTATCAAACTGATCCAGGCTCAGTAGTCACAAAGATAGCACAAACATCAAAAGCAGACTTGAAGCGAACGAATTTCCGCGCTACAACAATGCAAAACGATCCGGCTTTGTATAGCACGAAGCAAACACGTTACAACATTTATTCAGACAAATAACATGCAAAAATATATAAACTCAGTTCAGACATTGACAGGTGATGCAGTTCAAGGCGCGACAATTGTTGTCACTACTAACTTGGGTGCTCCGGTAACAGTTTACAGCGACAACGGCTCAACTGTTTTGCCAACTGTAACAACTGATGTCAAAGGCATGTTTTATTTTTACGCCCCTGACGGGCGTTATAATTTGGCTGTTTCTGGGCCTGGAATTTATCCCTACACGATTACCGATATTATTATCGACGACACACTGAATGCCGGACTGGTCATTGCTGACGTAAATTCTGTATCTGATCTAAGAAGCCTTAGTAAATTGATTTATGGAAAGGTGTCAACAGAGGGTTATTATGCCCATGGTGATGGTGGCGGCGGCTCGTATTACTATGATTCAGCAGACACAACAAGCGCAGACAATGGCGGCTCTGTCATTGTTGCTAGCGATGGCGCAAGATGGAAGCTAAACAGCGTTAATGGAGTGCTTAATGTCAAGCAATGGGGTGCTAGAGGAGACGGCGCAACAAACGACTCTGCAAAGGTACAAGCGGCGGTAGATTACGCGTCGTCTTTGATTGTGTCAACTGGGCAGCTTAACGATACCGGCATTGAAATATATTTCCCTTATGGAAAGTATGTCTTCACTTCAACAGTAACCGTGGCAGAACATGGAATAGGCTTCACTGGCCCAACTGGACGCGGCTCTGTTATCATGGGTGACGTGATACTATTTGACTGCGGCGATTACACTTATACGCTAAGATGTAAATCCATAACATTTGACTGGTTAATGCTGATATCAACCAATATGGATAACGCAACAGCGGCTATTAAGCTGTTTAGAACATCGTCGTTTAAATTCCAAAATGGCATAATCGCCAACTTTGATATCGGCATCGATGGGTATAGAGCTACAACGTCCAGGTTTTTAAATATGGACGTTATTAACTCCAGCCGCACCACAAATGCAACTGCATTTATGCGCTTTCAAGGGACTGATGAAACAGCACAAAATACAGAAACATATACGCCAGGCGGCGGCTTACACATGACTGACTGCGAGTTCTTTGGCTCTCGTTCGTCTGGCGGCTCAGAGGTAAACTATACCGAATCAGGTCTTTTGCTAAAGGCTTGTGACGGTGCTTATCTTGAGAATACGCATTTCGTAGGATGCCGCTACAGCTTAGACATTTATCCAGACGCTTCAGCCGCAAACCATATCATTACTGATATTCTGCTTACACAATGTTATTTTGACAATCCGTCGGTGCTAGCTAGCAATCCATATAACGTGTACTTGAGAGGAACTGTTAAGTCAGGCATTGTGATGGCTGACGCTACTACAAGGGATTCGGTCTATAACGATATACGGTTTTTTAACTGCTTTTTCCGTGGCGCTTCAGAAGTCGATTACGGCTTATACATGAAAGTCACTGACGGCAATACATTTGTTGCTGATGGCAGAAAGATTAAGGATATCCAGGTTAAAGGCGGAATGGTTTCAACGTGTGATATCACGGGGATCAAGATTGCTGGTTCTGGAGCTTCAGGTATTGAGCCCTATTCAGTATCTATTGAGGGCGTTGCGTTTAAAGACAATAACGCAGGCGGTGCGGCGAGTTTCTCATGTATTGACATTGAAGTTGAATCTTGTTCCGTAAACGACAACATTATCAGCGAAGATGTAAACGCATGTACACGGCCTATTCAGATCAATGTATCAGCATTGCCTTCCAATATCCCTTCAGCGATTGCGGTCGGGAACAATTGTGGTAAGTCTAACTGCACAGATCAAGACCCTATACTGGTTTCATCAATAACCGGAGCCAATGCGCTTGTTGCGGATAACATCTATCCAGGCAGCGGGAAAAAGGTTTCAGCTTCTTACAGGTATCAAACAACTACGGACGCGCCAAAAGTATTATGGAGCGTTGTTGTTACATCGACAGGGCAAGCGGGAATGGTGAACATTCGCACCATTGGCGCTAATTCAACGGCCAGTGAAAACGCAATGTATGAGCACAGGACTTCATTTAGTCGTGTTAGTGCTGGATCAGCGGCTTTAACTGGATTAACAACAGTTAGCTCTAGTGACACAATTTCAGGTAATGCAGCTCCCGTTGTATTGAGCCTATTGACCGGCGCGGCATTCCCTACAACTACAGCAGTTACAGCAGGGACGTTGTACACTAACGCGAGCAAGGTTTATTTGGTGCTAGTGTCAGGAACTACAGGCGGCACAGCTCCAACATTCACCAGCGGCACAGCGGTAAGCGGAACAGCTACACTAGGCTATGTTGCAGCTAACGCACCTAATAGCTTAGGCTTGATTGTGTCTGGTACTGCGGCAACTAATATTAACTGGCTGGCTGACGTTGAATATATATCTGTTCCATAATAGGTAACATAATGCAACCAACAATAAAAGAAGTATTGCAAGGCGTTCCACAGGCGGCAAGGACGCTTGGTAGCTTGCTCAAAAATAGCAAGAACAAGACCGAAAGCTGCATAAAGAAAAAGAAAAAATGACCACACTCTATAACCTATTCGGCCTGGGCCAGCAAAGCAAGTCAAGCAACATTACAGCCGCGCATAGGCTTAATGTTTATTATGACGTGCAGGATTCAGGCGATAAAACATCAGTCGCGGCATATGGTACGCCAGGGCTGACAAGGTTTTGCTATATATCAGGGCAACCGACTTTGGGAATGCACTGGGTTGAAGCTAAAGACTTCTATTTTGTAGTTCAAGGTAAAATATTTTATCAGGTGTACAAGAATGGAACATTTGCATCAAAGGGTACGCTCGCAGCCGTTCCGCCATCGTATGTTTCGATGGCTAATAACGGTACGCAAGTTGCTATTTTTGATGGTGTGTATGCTTATATATACAACATGGATACTGGTGTTTTTACCAATATTAGTTCATCATTGCCTTGGGTAACTACGCCAGGAGTTGAGCTTGCAGGGAATAGCGTAACATTTCTAGATAGCTTCTTTATTGCTGCACGTCCTGATACTGGTCAGTTTTACACATCAGCATCTTATGATGGGCTTACTTGGAATCCTTTAGACTTTGCCACGGCAGAAAGCAATCCTGATAAACTTGTTTCGGTTATTGCAGACAAGGGCAATTTAGCGCTTCTGGGTAATACCAGCATTGAGATATGGGCTAACGTCGGTGATCCTGACTTCCCATTCCAGCGCGTTAATGCTAGTCCAAATGAGGGTGGTTTGGCGGCGAGATGGTCGATAGCTAAATGTAGGGGGGCAATAACGGGCCTATTCAGGAACAAGACTGGTGCGCTTAGTGTCTGCGTGTTAAATGGCTATGAGTTAGAGCCAATAAGTACAAAGGATATGGATTACATATTCAATAACTATTCAAGCCCTACTGATGCTGTTGGCTTTGGTTACACGCTTAACGGTCGGGCATTTTACCAGATAACTTTTGTCAATGAACAAAAGACATGGTTATATGATTTTACCTCTGGCGCCTGGTCACAGTTGCAAAGCTATGGATATGAAAGGCATCTAGCGAATTTGAGTAATGCCTTTGATACGCTTTTATTGGTATCAGGGTATAATGACGGAAGTCTATACATATTAGATGCTGATGTTTTCACAGACAACGGCGAACGCATAGTTAGGGAAATAACAGGAACACACGCATTTAGAGGAAGTCTAAATAACAATACATTTAGGCGACTGAGGGTAGACATGGAGGGCGGCGTCGGTACTTTAGATTTAGACCCAAAGATGATGTTACAGATTAGCCGAGACTATGGTCATACCTGGGGGCGTGAGATGTGGGTAAGCATGGGCAAGATAGGCAACTATTTGAAACGTGCAGAATGGCGTAGACTAGGCCAGGCGCGGGACTTTATTTTTAAGATACGAATAACTGACCCTGTAAAAATAGTTATTAATAGCGCGGTAATTGAAGGGCAAGAGTTGAGCAAATGAAATCTCCTAATCCACCAATACAGACGCCAATTACAGGTGAACTACCTATTCAATGGCGCTCGTTTTTTACTCAGTTGTCACGCTTCCTGGTTGGCTCTCCAAAAAGCGGCGAGGAATTACCAAGCTATGCGAACGACGCGGCGGCTGCAACTGGTGGCGTGCCATTGTGGGGGTATTACCGGACAGGATCAACAGTTAAGCAAAGGGTGTCATGAACACATTTAACTTTCCTATGTTGGCAGAATCAACGCATTTGGATTTATCGCAATATAACAACCGGCAGAAAATAGAAATAATCGAATGGATTATTCTAAACACCATGGTCAATATTGTTGATGAGTTGCCAATAAAACATGATGTTTATGCAGGCATGTACGCAAGAGAAATGTTTATACCGGCTGGTGTTGTTTTGACTGGCAAAATTCACTTAGAAGATCATATTTGCATATTGTCACAGGGTGATTTATCAGTGATGACTGATGATGGAATAAAAAGAATTCAGGCCCCCTATACTTTTAATGCTAAGTGTGGTATAAAGAAAATAGGCTATGCCCACTCAGATTGTACATTCACAACTGTGCACACGACACAACTAACAGACATTGAAGAAATAGAAAACGCTCTATTTTCAGATGGTGACATATCTTGGGTGGATGAGATTATGAAAGATCGATTATTGGAGGCCGCATAATGGCAGCCGGACTATCAGCAGCAGCCGTTGGCGCAATCTCGGCAGGTGTTGGCGCAGCAACCAGCATCGGCACAAGCGTTGCATCGTCTCAAGCAGGTAAAAAAGCCGCAAGCAAAAACGCCAAGGCAGCGCAAGAGCAAAATTTACAACAGATAAAAATGCTCGACGCTGCAAGACAAGAAGCTAATCAGCAGCTACAACCCTATTCAGAATTCGGCAATGCTGCACAGCAGCAACTTAGATATGAGCTAGGGCTTGGTGGAACTGGCACAGGCGAGGCCGGTAGCTTGTCTGGCAAATATGGCATGGAGCAATACAAGCAAGACCCTGGGTACACGCCAATTGTCAATTCGCTTGAAGAACTGCAACAGACGCCAGGCTATCAATTCCAATTGCAACAAGGCTTACAAGGCGTCAACAATAGCGCAGCCGCTAGAGGCTCTCTATTGTCTGGAAAACAGATAAAAGGCGTCAACAACTATGCTCAGGGCGTAGCAAGTCAAGGCTATCAGTCGGCATGGGATAGAGCGCAACAAGCATATCAAGCCGCTTTTACTCGTAATCAATCACAGAATCAACAGCGCTTCCAGCAGCTTTATCAGCCTACAGCTTTGGGCTTTAATGCCTCTAATGCTCAGGGCCAGAACACACAAAACGCATTTTCCAATATGGTTAATGGAATGACTGGAAACCAATCGACTGTTAATCAAGCTAATATGTATCAGGCAGATCAAACACAGAATGCCCTTGGCAGTGCCAATAGAACCATTCAAGGCACGCTTGCAGCATTGCAGCCACAAACAACGTGGGATTCTAACGGAGTTAAGCGAACAATGGGATTGTGGTAATGCCATATCAACCTTATACATTCCAGGACGCGCAAGCAGAACGCGAACAAATGCTAGGCAATCAGGCGCAACGGCGTTTGATTGATTATAAGCTAGGACAAGAGCAGCAAAACCAAGGCAGGGCTCAGACGCTTAGAGATATTTATGCCCAAGGACAACGACCATCCGTTGAGCAGATTGGCGCTTATGATCCTGATAAGGCCATTGATATGCAGCCAAACGAATTTGAAACAGACGTAAAGCGTCATAAGTTTATTTCTGGAGCGGCAAAAGCAGTAAAGGCGCGGCTAGATAGTTCTGGGCTTAAGGAAGGATCGCCAGAATACATGGACTTGTTCAATAAAACAATGGACGCCATAAAGCCTGATGTTGCAAGAGTAATGGGGAGGCCTGAAATAGTTAATACTCCAAATGACTATAATGCAACAATGGCTCTTGCAGCGTGGGACGCTGATTCTGATTCTATAAAAAATAACTATATCCTTGATTATGACGCGCAAGGTAATCCGCGCAGATTTAACAAGGCAACCGGACAACTTGAATCAATACAAGGCATACAAGGAAGCGCACAGTATTCTCCAGAGGCTATATCACTAAGGGAGCAGGCAAAGGAAAGAGAAAAGGGCGTGGAGGTGACAAACGAAGAAGGTCAGACTTATCGCGCACCTCAACGAGACGTTAATCCTTCATTTAATGTCGGGAATATTCGCCCTGTTGGTAGCTCTACTGGTTTTCAATCATTCAACACCCCAGAGGAAGGATTGAAAGCGGTTGATGACCAACTCAGAATTTATGGAGAAAAGCATGGTGTTAATACGCTTGCAGGTGTCATAAGTAGGTGGTCTCCGCCTAATGAAAACAACACCAAGCAACTTATTGAAACAGCATCTAAAAGGCTTGGTATTAGCCCTAATAGAGAGATAGATTTAAGCAATCCGGTTGTTAGGCAAGCGATAACGACTGCAATTACACTACAAGAAAGGCCTGTATTCGGCCCTGTAAAAAGTCCATCAATTAAACAGACTGAACAAATAAAAAGTGATATTGCCATCAATGAAGATATTGCTAAAAAGCAAAATCAGCAAAATATAGAAGCAAATGACCCGGTGAAATTAAAAGGCAAAGCTAATGTAGATTCAATAATTGATGAAATGTCAGGCCTTTATGATGAACTTGAAAAATCAGGAGACATAACTGATCCTGATAAAAGTGCATCGGCTAATTTAAAGGCTTATGTGAAAGGCTCGGCTCCTGGTCAGGCTATAGGAAAAATGGTTGGAACTAAGGATCAATCAATTAGAAACGCAATATTATCTAAAATGCCATTATTGACTCAATCAATAATGAAGGCTACAGGGATGACCGGCGGCCAGTTAAATAGCGTCCCAGAATTGGAAAACTTTATGCGTGCAGTAACAAATCCGCAAATGGACATTAAGTCAATTAAAAATCAATTCAAAACATTGAAAAATTTGTTTGGTTCAGGAAATGGTAACACCTCGACTAAGCAAACTGACAATGACCCATTTAGCGCGGCTGATGCTATTTTGGGAGGGAATTAATGGAAGACAAAGCCAGGAAATATGCAGACTGGATTGTTGCAAATGCCGACAAAAAAGGCACTCCTGAATTTGACACTGTAGCACAGGCATATAAGGCGGCTCGACAACAGTTATCTACCGCTTCTAATGCTGAGCCTGAAAAAGTTCAATATTATGGCCGTAATGTTGAAGACATGAGCGAGCCTTCTAAGTTCCTTCTCGGTGCTG